CCAACAGTAATTGCTACGTCGGAAGTGGTTTCGACATTCTCAAGAACTTCAGTGATATCGGCTTCTGCAACCTCTTCGGCTGTTGTTACCTTATCATTCTTCTTGATTTTCTTAGCCATATCTAACCAAGTTTCTGTCATAGCAGCAAATGTTTCATCATTGAGAGAATCAAACTTCTCTACAATTGATTCAGCATCAGTGCTATCAACACCATTGTTTACAAGGCTAGCCTTACGAATCATTTTCTTTTCTTTCATCATATAGCCAGCAATTGTCTCATTGGCAGCGGCGAGTTCAGCCTTTAGAGCATCAAGCTCGTCTGACTTAGTCTTCATGTTTTCATTATGTTTCTTAGCTTCTTCTTCTTGTTTCTTTGTATGCATAGTGGCTTGTTCAAACTCAGCTCTTAGGGTATCAAGTTGAGTATTTAGTTCTGCAATCGTAGTTTGTGCTGCTTGGGTTGCTTCGGCGCAATCTGCAACAACAGTTTCAACTACTTCTGTATTTTCATTCATAGTTTGTTTCTCCGAATTAATGCTTGACTTAGAAAGTACTACACCTGATTTTGAATTATCATCATTTTTTGGTGAATTATTTATAAACTTAAAACCATCCCTGCTGAATATTATACTATCTGGATTTGCTGGTCTGTCCACATATCCCTTGCCAGAAAAAGTAATATTTCTTAAAACTCTACCAATTTTATAGTTCTCGTGCTCGCCTAATCCACCATATGCTCTTAAATGTTTTGTTAAAAATGCTGTGCTTTCATCTCGTGGTAATACTGTATATTCACCAGAAATTTTATTAATTAAACCATAATCAAAACCCTTAAAAAAGCACTCCATGCTAACATATTTTGATCCATTTTCAATTTCGTTAATAAGAGCTTCTGTGCGATCTTTTAATTCTGGTTGAGTATATGCTTTATAAATTACAGAACCAGTTAATATATGAAATTTATCTGGTAGATTTTCTACTGATGTATTTTCATCAATAAGTTCACCATCTTCTGTGATTGGCCAATTTGATACAATATGACCGATTATTACAGATTCGTCGTGCTCTAAATTAGTTGGTTTGTGTTCGGGTGAATTTTTAGCGGCCCATACTTCGGCCTTATCAAAAATATCATCATTCTTATTCCATGATGAACTAACTAGTACCGATTGAGTATAATATAAATCTGAATCATCCACACTAGCTAATGTTTTATTGAAAACGGTTTTAGGCTTATTTATAGTATCAGAAACAGGCAGCGGTTGTACAACTGAGGCATAAGAGATGTGGGCTTTTGCAGATAGGAGGTCGCTCAAGCCATCATTAATTTCATCTTGAAAAATTTGCATGATTTACCTCTTAGTTATTTTTATCATACACCGTGGCATAAAAAGATGCTTTAATAAGCTTATTTTCTTCAAATGTGAGTGGACGATTTAATTCGTGACCAATTTGTTTTAGCCAATATTGATATGCATGATACATATCTTTAATATTATTATCTTTTTCAATTGAAGCTAACGAATTCAATAAAGATTCCTCATTAACACTTGACATTGGCTCAACACTAAAAAATAGTTTAGTCTTAATAGTTTCAATATCTTTACTTTCAGAAGCTGATAGTTTGCGTAAATTATCTTTATTATAGAATGCTAATAAATGAGGATTCATAATCTCACTAATCTGATCCTCAATTTGATTTGCCCAAATAGCTAAAGATGCTCCTGTGCGTGGTTTAAAATCTTTTGTTTTCCTGATTTTGGTATCTTTACTATTTTTAGGTCTACCCTGTCCTGGAGCGCCCTTTGGTGCTGACTCTTGAAGAGGATTGCCCGCACCACCACCAAATGGAGATTTTGGTATCGCAAACTGTGACTTTAATTCCACAGCATTCATTTCTCCACGTTTCTTCGGTTCTAATTCTAAACCAACTTGACTTGGTGTGGCTAAACCTAATTGTAGTGCTATCTTCTTAAGAGTACTTTCAGTATTAGCATCATAATATGGGCCAGATTTTTGTACCATTCTATCTGATTTCCTATCTCTATCTTCTCTATTAATTCTAACCTTCTCCATACTTGGATCAATACCAAATCTCATCTGTAATAATTCATCACTAATTACATTTCTATCAGCTAGTTGAATTAATAATGCTTTCTCTGCATCCTCATTAGATAGATCCATTCTATCAAATTCAATTTTTGCAGGATATTTAAATCCCATAGCTTTCTGAACAACCTCAATTTCTTTTTCCCAAAAACTTACTAGCACATCACGACCATATTGTAGTCTTTGTGTTAGTGTTTTAAGACTAATAAAATTATTAGTTGTACCAGACGCTCCAAATGTGCCCGTTAGTGTTGGAGGAATACCTAATCCAGCATAAACACTATTCAAGTGAGGAATATATTTACCCTCGCCTAAAAAGTTATGAACATTTGTATTACTCTCTAAGAGTTCGATATCTGGACCCCACACAAGATCCATTGTGCCACCACCCACATTATTACCTAGGATAGCAGATAGTTTACTGGCTGCTGCTTTGGTTGGAGCAATTCTATGCTCTAAACTACCAAGTTTAAAAATACGAATATTAGATACTGCGCCATCAAGAGCGCACATATCTGCTAATTTAAGCTTTTCAATAATGGTAATATCATCCATGATAGCATATATCATTGGATATGCCCAAATCTGCCAGTCATCTTTCTTATAGTGAAATACTGATGTCTTTTCAGGATTGAGAATATATGGTCTTCTGGTCTTTGCTGCTTCTAAAATATCGATTGGTAATTGAGATACTATATTTCTTTCAGCATCATTCTTTGGACTATTAATAATTTTTCTTAAAGTTCCTGGTAATACAACCCCATAAATTTTATTTGTAGCAAATGAAGCGAGGGAGCCTCCCAGTACATCCACATAAACTGGATCAATAAAAGTGTACTTCCAAGGGATTTCTTTTTTGACTGGTTCTATATCTTCAAGGGTTGGATCAGCAATGTCTGTTGATGCTGTTGCTCTATACATCTTATCAATAATCTTATTATTTAATTTAGCATATTGTTTATTAATTACAATATTACCAGTTCTATAAAGATTATTTAAGAAACGCTCACTTCTATCTTTACCAGCAATTTTCTTAAACCATGCTCTATAAAATCTTTCAACCCTTTTATTTGGATGAACAATAGTAATACCCTGACTTGCAAAGTCACCCATAAGATCAATAATATTTTTTACTAAACCAACTCGCTGATAAATATCTTCAGCCTTTCTTATAATTAATTTAACTTGAGTTGGTATTGCTTCGTCTGGTCTGAAAGAATAATAGTCGCTTTTTGTCAAACCGGGGCGACCACTAACATTCGTATCAAGATTAGAAAAATCCAATCTGGTTCTTCGTGCTGTGGATCTTTCAATACCATTAAATTCGGTAAGAGATTCTGATGAAGATTTTAATGCTTCTTTTTTACTGTTAAGATCATCACCCCATGTTACGTAAGCTTCTTGACCATCATATTGGGCGTTTTCTATAGCTTCACTCTTGGGATATTTTTGATTAGCCATAATTTAATATTATTATAATACTATTGTGATTGGATTAAGAATCTTATACACCATTATTGTCTATAAACAGCACCATAAAAATCATCATTAGCGCCACTTGTAAACCATTCTGGTCCTTTATAAAATTGACCTTTTTGTTTAGGGTCTAAATTTCTAACATTACCACCAATAATATTATATTCTGGTGTGGCAAAGCTTCTAAGCATTTGTCTAGCTAACATATTAGCTATTACTAATGCGCTATATCGGTCTTTGCGCAATCTGCCTTTTCTACCATTAGCTGTTTTAATTTCTGGAGTATCCCATCTATCTCTAGCATTTGCTCCACCACTAGTATGAGTCATAACAATAGTGGTCAATTCGTTTTTTAATTCTTCAATTTCCATAATACATTCACTTAATGTATCATACATAGGAGTTAAATCAGTACTAAGAATATCCTGACCCTCATCCGCTAAAGTGAGTCCTAATGTAAGATTATCAAATCGTGGGAATAAAAGAACTTTATCTTCTAGATCTTTTCTTAATCCATGATTAGCCTGTGCTGTCCAATCGGCTCTTGCAAATTGCACTAATTCTAAAATATGATATCCTTGTTGACTATCTGTTTCTTTTGGTTTTTCATAATCAATAATAGGCCATACAAGTTTTTCGCCTGGTTTTAAATTTTGTGGATCGTGTAATGCTTCTTCAATAGCAACACCACCACCCTGAGCATCCATACCAATTCTGGCTGGAGGAAAAACTGTCATTAGACTACGAATTTTTCTAGCACAATAACTATAGAAATCGTGCTCATCGACTAAACCAGTTTTTTGACGATCTTTAAAATTAGTTCTATTAGTAGTCCAACAATATACAACTCTGGTATGATCCTTATGCAGTTCTAGTACGACTATAGAAAAATTATCTTGTTCTGATGCCGGGTCAACTCCATAGATATATTGCTTATCTGGATTACCTTTAATCACAGCATCAAATGCTACTTTGCCACACGATGGGAAGGATATATCTTTCTCATCATTAACTACACAGCTTTCAATAAGGCTTCTTCTAAAGAATCCATCACTATCTTCTGTAAAGCATGCTGCATATTCCATATTATAAATACCAGTATGAATTGTAGCTTTGGCTCTGGATACTTGTTTATCATCCATGAAACCCTTCGGAATTAATTCATATGGCATACGTACTATGCTATAGTCTCTCCAATTAAAACTATCTGGTACTTCACCCTTAAAAATTTCTTCTAGTTTAGTCTTATCTCCACGACTATTAATAATATCTTTATATCTATTCCAATATTGTGCGAAGTGCTTGAAACTATAGTCTGCTGTTCCGGCTATTATAGCTTGGTTTCCTTTCTTTAATTGAACTGCTTCTAATTCTTCATTCCATAGTCCAGCCTCTCTCATTGCTTGTTTTTTGGCTTCTTCTTTAACATTTTGAATTGGATTTGCACTTACGGCAGCGAAACCTGATACTACGGTTTCATAAATATCTGGAGATATTGATGCAAATTCGTCAGCGATAATAATATGTGCTCTTAAACCTCTAATTTTACTACCATCACCCATAGGAATAGCCACAGCCCAACTATCACCTAATCTCATTGTGCATCTATCCACATCTCGTCTAGGACCATCATCATTACCATTAAATATACTACGTAAAATAGCACTAGTTCTCCAAATAGTTTCCATATATTCAAATATAATTTTACTTTGTCTAAATGCGGCACCAACAATAACTATCTTAGTTCCTGGTATAAAAATACATTTAAGAACACAGTATAGTGCAAGAATGAATGATTTACCAAAACCACGACTAGCAATAAACATAGGAAATGGACGAATCCAAAACTCTTGCAGAATGGATATTTGTATTGGGTGGAGTTCTATACCAAATAATAGTTTACATGCTGTACCAAAATATAGTGGATTGGTAAATAGTCTTAATAGGTGAAGATCTGGATTTTCAATATCTTCCTTGGTTCTACCAATAAGATGATTTTTAGGAATTTGTAATGCAGAAAGGTCACCTAGATTTAACCAGGCGTCTTCAAATGTTGTTAGTTTGTTGCTCATACACTCTCTTCATTATGGAGACTGCTGTTCTTCTGGCATTTTCTATAGATCCACAAAGCATGATATGTATTCCATATTGCATCTGTATTTCTACTAATCTTTTTAGGATATAATTACCAGACACTCTGAGCTTGCTCCATAATTTTTTAGGAATATCAGAATTATTTGGGTACTCCAAAACATCATTAAGCTCAAACTCTAAAAGGATAAAGGAGTATCTTATTTTACTCATTCTATCTAATACATCTAAAAATCTACTTTCACTAAGATTATTAGCTATTTCGCTCACACTTCGTTTACGCTCAATAGCTAGAACATCCTCAAAGCCAGCAATACTATAATCACCGGTGTCCAGTTTTTGATGTGATGTAGAGTGATATCCGAATTCCCACGGAAGTTGTTCTCTGGTATCTATTATGATTGTAAAAGGATCTTTATTCATAATTACTTTCGTAATTTATTTAAAATAATTGAATTAAAAAATGCACAATAATTTTCTTCATTATCTTTAATACGTTGATGACAATCTCTGCAAAGTGTTATTCCATTATTAATATGATACCTTAATCCTGGAAAATCTGCCCATCTTTGAATATGATGAGCATTTAATTTTTTAGTTTTGCCACAATGTGGCCACTGACAAGTAAAATTATCTCTTTTATATATTTGCTGTCTCCATTTTTTATATAGTGGATCTTGATAGTTTCTACTCATTATCTATCACGCTTTGATCATTTAATATTGGCCGATCCACCTTATTATCTGCATAACTATGATATTCATATAATTTTTGCTTTGCTTTTTCTGTTGCCATAGCCAAGATTTCCATCTCACGACCCTCTTTTTCACGAATAGCCTCATCTTCAAGCATAC